GGGCCGCCAGCTGGTCAGAGCTGGCCAGGCGATACCGAAACGCCCATGCGCAGCTCCGCATGGGCAACCCAGACCCCATGCAGACCTTCCACAACACGGACATGGGGATCCCCTGGGAGCCTGCGCAGGCTTCCCGGATCACGGCTGAGGGCCTGGCCAAGCGCCAGCAGGACACCTCCATGGGCAACGGCTACCCATGGCGACAGGAAGATACCTGGCACCTCCCCCGAGGCGTCCTGCTCGTCACGATCGGGGTGGATGTGCAGGGTGGCGGCGGAAGCCAGGGCGAGGGGCTCCGGGTGCACGTCTGGGGCTGGGGATTCGGGGAGGAGAGCTGGCACGTCGCAGAGTTTGAGATCGACGGTGACCCCACCCAGCAGGAAACCCTCGATCAGCTCAATCCCGTGATGGCGAAGGCCTGGACCCGCGAAGACGGCGCCCAGATCCCGGCGGCGCTCGGGGCGATTGACGAGGGCGGCCTGGCCACCGAGAGCGTTCGGCGGTGGTGTGCCGCCAGGGTCGGGAAGTGGATCCCTGTCCGGGGCCTCCCCCAGCCCAAGGCCGAGCTGCTCGGCAAGGGCGTCCCCGTCAACTTCGACGCGAGAAACCAAGCGGCCAAGCGGCTGGGCAAGGATCTCATGTACTACTCAGTGGGTTACGAGCGCTCGGTCAACCACTGGGCGGCGCAGCTCAACATCAAGGCCCCCGGCCCTGGCTACGTCCACATTGGCCGGGACACCAGCTCCCAAGCGCTGGCGGAATTGTTCCCCTGGAAGCGCACACCGGTAAGCCCCAGATCCAGCGTGCGCCATTGGAGCCTCCCGGCCGGCGCACATGACGAGGCGGGCGACTGCAGGCGTTACGCCTATGCGGCGCTGTTGAAGCTGGCCCGGAACTACGCCAGCTCAGACGTCATGTGGTCTAGGTGGCAGCAGCAGGCGTTGCGGAGTATCACCCCTGACTCTCCCTCAGAATCCAAGCCAGCGCTACAGTCGGCAGGCAGGCGCCCCGGCGGATTCGTCACAAACTGGTGAGATGACCTTCCCGACCCAGATCAGAGCCGGCGACACTCTTCAGTGGCGCACTGATGAAGCGCTCACGCCTCTCGGCGATCCGATCCGCAGCGCTGACGGTTGGGCGCTGACCACCTACGTTCGGTTCCCTGTGGCGGCAGGGGCCACGCAGACCACCGGAACGACCTATGGCACCGGCTGGGAGTCCACGGTGTCCGCAGGCCTCACCTCGCTGTTCCCGGCCGCTACCCGTGGCTCCTGGCAGTCCATCGCGTCGAAGGCCGGTGTTGAGCACACCATCGGCGCGGGATCGTTTGACGTGCTGGCGAGCCTTTCGATGGCCGGCGCCGTGGACAATCGCAGCCAGGCCCGCCGTGACCTGGATTCCGTGCAAGCCGCCATCCGCAAAATCACGCAGGGTGGAGGCACTCAGGAAATAACGATCGGATCCCAGCGAAAGAAACGCTATAGCCTGACTGAACTTATGGCGCTTGAGTCTAAGCTGCAGGGTGATGTTGTCAGGGAAGAAGCCGCTCAAAGCATCGCAAATGGAAGGGGCAATCCTTACAACGTGTTTGTGAGGTTCGGCTGATGAGCTTATGGCAGCGGGCTTGGAAGGTTCTTAATCGCAAGATTTACCCGGTCAAGGTGATTCAGCGCGCCTACACCGGGGCCTCTGGTGGCCGTCTGACGGCGGATTGGATGACAGCCGGCACATCCGCTGATGCTGAGATCCAGGGAGCACTGCCACGGCTCAGGAATAACGCTCGCGATCTGTCCCGAAACACACCCTACGCGACGCAGCTCAAACGGTTGTATCGGGACAACATCATTGGCCCGGCCGGCATTCAGCTACAGATGACCCTGCCACGGCTGCGAGGGACTGGCCTAGACGAAGTGACGGGCAATGCAATCGAAAAGGCCTGGCGGCACTGGTGCAGGCGGGACAGTTGCGACGTGCGCGGCAAGTGGTCGTTCAAGGGCTTTGAATGGCACGCAGCAGGCATTCTGCCAGACTCTGGAGAATATCTAATCAGGATCGTAAGGCGGGCATTTGGTAAGAAAAACAAGATCCCATTAGCGCTTGAGGCTATTGAAACCGATCAGCTAGACCTATACTATGTCGGTGCTATATCTGCGCCTAATAATTATTGGCGAATGGGGATTGAGTTCAACGAATGGGGAAGGCCGGTAAACTATGCAATCCTCACCGTTCATCCTGGCGACTATCTGGCAAGAAGCTCAAATACGCGGATAAGAAAACACGAGATCATTCCCGCCGCCGATATAATCCATGGCTTCATTGATGACAGGGCCGGGCAGAGTCGCGGCGTGCCTGTCGTCGCCTGCGTCATGGGAGAAATGCACCAGGCGGATGGCTACGAGCAGGCCGTAACTATTCGGGCAAGAGCGGCGTCAAGCCTGATGGGTTACATCAGAAACTCCAAGGGCCAAGTTATAGACGACACGGGAGACACGGAAGAGAAAAAAGCAGCACGCAACGAACGGCTGACCGAGTTTCAACCCGGTACGTTCAAATATCTAGGCGTTGACGAGGATATTGTGGTGCCAGATATCAAGGCCCCAGACAATCAATATGAGCAATTCGTAAAGAACAAAGGCCGTCGCTTTGCCTCTGGCACGGGCGTCAGCTACGCATCTCTCACGCGGGATGCGGCGGAGTCCAGCTATGCGCAGCAACGCCAAGAATATCTGCAGGATCAGGACGCATGGGGCGTCTTGCAGGCCGTCATAATCGAAACTCTGCATGATCGAGTGTTTGCGGAGTGGCTGCCCCTGGCGGTGCTTGCTGGTGCCGTCAGGATCGCTGACTTTGAGATCCGCCCCGACCGATATTTTGATGCGGTGAACTGGCAGGCGCGCGGCTGGGCCTGGGTTGATCCAAAGAAAGAGGCGGAAGGATATAAAATCATGGAAGAACAGGACTACGTCTCTAAGATTGAAATATGCGCCAAGCGAGGTACAACCTATGAGCAGGTGTTGAAGGATAAGCAGCGAGAACGGGAGCTTAAGAAGCAGTATGGACACATCAAGCAGTCACCACAGCCGGCGGCGTCTCCACCGGCTGGCGACACACTCTCAGAGGAGGATTTAGAGGATGAGTAACGCAGTGCTTTACCACGCTCCACTTCTGATAATGATCGGATTCCTTCTTGCCTGGATCGCCGATGTGTTCGGAATGTTTCCAGCCCGCAAAAAACACGCGGGATTCCGCCTTGACGGATACAATAAGTATTGCACTCAAGCCATGGAGTTGTGCCGCCAATATGGCCTCAGCGGTGATGATTCAATTCTGCTGATGAACAAACATCGCAAGGGAGGCGTTGAAAGTCTTCGGTCCGACCTAGCCCAGCGATCTGCTGGCGGGCTCACCGAAGGCCCCACCATGCGCAGCGGCTTCGGCTCTGGCCCCAGCACGCCGAAGCCCCGCATTGTGCCGCAGGGCCAGGGCGTCCCAGTTAAGCCATCGTTTCCACCCCCTCGCAAAATTAGAGAGGACTTTCTATGAGCATCGACCTCACCCCCACAGCCGGCATGCGCGAGGAAGCTCAGCGCTACCGCGACTGGAAGGCCGAAGGCCGCGACGGGGGTACGTCGGTCGCGGCCCGTCGCGCCGGTCAGATCCTTTCGGGCGATCCCCTCTCCGAGCAGACCGTCATCACCATGGCGGCATGGTTCGCCCGCCACGAAGTGGACAAGCAGGGCCAGGGGTTCGCGCCAGACGAGGAGGGCTATCCCTCCCCCGGCCGCGTCGCGTGGGCTGCGTGGGGTGGCGATCCGGGCCAGCGATGGAGCACAGCCAAGGCGGATACAATCAAGGCACAATCAGATGGGCGATCTTTCACCATGGCGGAAATTGGCGGGCGGCCCTATCCCAATGAGCACGCCGCGCGGTTGAAGGATCCGGCCTGGTTCGATCGGTTCCGGCGGGTGAACGACGCCGGCGGCGCGGGGGTGGACTTCATCTATGGAATCAAGGGCAGCGAGCCGGCCGAAATCCAAGCCATCCGGTTTGACGCGGCGCAATTCACCCCGGCGGCGGCCAGGAAGTGGCTGGAAGACAACAGCATGGAAGCGCTGCTGTTTGAGGAGGCCACGGGGGAACGCGGCCTGACCCCAGACATGACCGTGGCGGATGGGATGGTCTATGAGGCTCTGGAGGAGATCGCCGAGGAAGTGGGGCAGTTTGCCCAGGCGGCAGCCCACTACATGCCCGTGAGCCCGTTCGGCGGCCAGGGCATGGTTTGCTCCAATTGCGCCTTCTACGAGGGCCCCGCCGCGTGCGAGATCGTGGAGGGTGAGATCGCCCCCGGTGCGCTGTGTAAGTTCTGGGTAATCCCTCCCTCGAAGCTCGCCCCCGCCACCCCCGCCGCGATAGAGCCTGCCCAGCCCGCCCCCCAGCCCCGCGCCCTGACGGCGGCCGAACTGCGGACGCGGTGCCATCAGGGGCTGATTCAGCAACGGGATCTGGCCGTCACAGTTGTCCCTGGCGCCGATGGTGGCACCATCCGTTGGGAGTTCAGCTCAGAGCAGCCCGTCGAGCGCTACTACGGCCGCGAAATCCTGAGCCATGCACCTGGTGCCGCTGATCTGTCGCGGCTCAACAACGGAGGCCTTCACCTGTGGAATCACAATCCCAACGTCGTGCTCGGGCGGGTGATGGAGGCCGGCATCGGCCAGTCCCGCAGGGGGGAGGTGGTCACCCGCTGGAGCCCCAACACTATGGAACGAGGGAGCGAGGAGTGGAAGCGGCGCCAGGATATCGAGTCGGGCACCACCACAAAGTCAAGTTTCGCCTATGAGATCAATGAGGCGATGGACATGGGCGACGGGAGCATCTTGGTCACCCGATGGACTGGCCTGGAGGTTTCGACCGTCTCAATCCCGGCTGATAACTCCGTGGGCCATCCTGAGGCGCCACCTATCCGGTCCCGTCAAGCCGTAAGCCCTATACTCAGTGAGAGTGTACCCGCCAAACCGCCAGCGCAAACCATGACCATCGAATCCCCCCCGAACGTTGACGAGGCGGTTCGCGCCGCTACCGATCAAGCGACCGACCGCGCCGCCGGAATCGTTGCTGTTTGCGCCATGCACGGCATCTCTGATGACGATCGAGACACCTTCCTGCGGTCCGGCCGGTCTCTCGATCAAGTCCGTTCTGACGTTCTGGAGAGGATTGGCAAGCGCTCCCGAGAGCTGCAGCCTGGCGGTATTCACGTTGAAGCCGATGCGCTGATCGGCATGGATCGCAAGGATCTGCGGCGCTACAGCCCAATGAACGTATTCCGTCACCTGGCAGATCCCAACGATCGGCACTTCGCTGAAATGGCCGCCTTTGAGATCGAATGCAGCCGGGAGCAGGCCAAGAAACTCGGCAAGGGAGCCAGGGGCCTTTATATTCCATTCGATTGGATGGTCGCTAGACGTGATCAAACGGTTGGAAATTTTTCCGCTGGTGGCGCACTGGTCGGAACCGAGCTTTTGGCGGGATCGTTTATTGAAACCTTGCGCAATCAGTCCGCACTGCTTGACGCTGGTATCACAATGATCACCGGCCTAACGCAAAACGTTGAGGTTCCTCGCCGCCTTTCGTCCAGCCAGCACTACTGGGTGGGAGAAGGCAAGTCCGTCACCAAATCTGATCAAGGCTTCGGAAGCATTGCCGCGAGCCCCAAGAACATCGCTGTTCGGGTTGGCGTTTCCCGCCAGACCCTGCTTCAGGCAAATCCTGACATGGATACGCTGACCCAAAACGACATGAGCACCAGCATTTCGCTGGGGATAGATTCCAGCGGTTTCTATGGAACCGGCACCGGGTCGCAGCCGTTGGGGCTTCGGAACGTAACCGGAATCGGCGGCGGCGTCACCTTCTCTGGAGGCGATGACATGATCTATCCCACTGAACTTGGAGGGGGCACCCATAACACGGGCACCTACAGGCAGGTTGGCACCATGCGAGCCAGCGCATACGGCGCGAACGTCCAGACCGCAAACTGCACTTACTGGATGAACGGCGTCACAATGAACAGCCACGAGCTAACCCTTAAGTTCGCGGGGACCGACTCCAGCACCATCATCAACGACCTTGGCAATATCGGGCGCTTCCCCGTGAAAATGAGTAACCAGGTTCAGTCAAATGATGTATTCTTTGGCGATCCGGTTGATCTTGCTCTTCTGCTTTGGGGAGGGCTTGATGTGATTGTTGATAACATCACTCAAGCATCGGAGGGGATCATCAACTACAACATGATCCAGAGCCTTGATTGGGTCTGCCGTAATCCCAAGTCGTTCTCCTACGCATCCTGATCATGCCTTGGATTTACCTGGACTATCCGTGCTGGGTTTCTGGTATGCACAAGGATGCCAGCCCCGACGTGCCGATTGAGGTCTCAGAGGCTGACGCACGAGCGCTAACCGGCCACCTCGCAATGGCAAGGCCGGCCGACGGACCACCTTCACCTCCCCAACTCGACCCCAAGCAGCTCAAAAGATCCACCCTTCCCCCCTCCCCTGAGCCATGACCGTTCACAACCTTGGCGGCAAGACAACCGCCTTCCAGCTTCAATCCTGTGCTGTGATCTCCGCCACTGCCGCAGGGCAGGTCGGCGGTGCGGCGGCCTTCCTCGACGCCCAGCAGTACGAAGGTGACATCGTGCTCACCCTGGACCATGCTGCCGCCGGATCTGGCGTCACCCTGACGGCCAAGATCCAGGAGAGCGACGCTAGCGGATCCGGCTACACAGACGTCACTGGCGGTGCGTTCACGGCTGCGGCGGCCAATACCGCAGGCTTCGCGACCTTGACCCTGCAGGGTGACACCCTGAAGCGCTACCTGCGCGTGCAGTTCACGGTCTCTGGCGGTTCCGGCACCGGGGCGGCTTGCGTGGTCGGCAGGGGATCCGCCAAATACCTGTGATGACCTGAGATGCCCTTCGCTGCTGATGAGCTAGACGAATTCCTGGACGACGAATACGCCGTCCAGGTTTCGGCTAATGGCGTCAGCGGTAAGGGCATCCCCGAGAAAGATTCAGCCGTAGAAACAAGCGAGGGAATGGTAGTCGTGAAGCTGCTGATTATCGCCCGAACAGATCTTTTTGGCGGCTTGAAAATAGGTGATCAGTTCACAGCGGATGGAGTGGCCTATCGCGTGCAGTATGACCCCATGCGATTCGATGATGGCTCATTTTGCCGCGTCCCGCTTTCAGGCCCCACGACAGCAATTCCCGAAATCATCGGCGTGCCGCTGGCAACCGTCATCGGTGTGCCGCTTGTGGCCCTGCCTGAGGTCTGACCATGGCGCTCGTACCCGGATCGATCTCAGCGCAAGACGCGGCGGCCACGCTGACCGGGGAAGAACTTCTGGCGATCAATCAGGAGCTGGGTCCCGTGATTGCCGCCACGGCGCTGGTAGTCGGCAACTCCTACCGCATTGAAACGCTCGGGACGACCAACTGGGCTGCCGTTGGCGCCACGGCAACACCTGCGCCAGGGAATGAGTTTCGCTGTGACGCGGTGGGCACCGGCACCGGCACGGCTCAGCAGATTGTTACCCGTCGGACGACGACCCAGGACGTAGCCGACCTGGCGGCGGCTGGGCCGGGCGGCGGCGCCACAAACCTCACCTATGCCCCCGCTACCCGCGAGATCGACAGCTCCACGGGCACCGGCGCGATCCTCCCCCTTGCTGGCACGGTGGTCAGTGGCCAGCCCGTAGCAGGGCTCCAGACCGCAGCCGACGCGGCTCGGGTGGCGCAGCTTAGCGAGAGCGGCTCGCCCACCTTCGCCGGCCTCACGGTCAGTGGCACGGCCACCGCAGTCCAGGTCGACGCTGATCTTCTGACCGGCCCGGTTTCTGAGCACTGCCGCAACGTCTCGGGCGTCCCCCTGGCGGCACTGACCCCGCTGTTCGTGTCTGGTTCTCAGGGCGACACCAGCATCTTGGAGGTGGTTCCCGCACGCGGCGACACTCCCAGCCTGATGCCTGCGGCTGGCATGGCTCTGGCGGCCCTGGGCACAAGCGGCAGCGCGGCGAACGGTCATCTGGTGGCGACGGGTCCAATCCCCGCCGTCAACACGGCGGGCCTGACGTCAGGGGCTCCGCTGTATGTGGCCCCAACGGGCGGCACCACGGCCACCATGCCAGCGACGGGCCTTGTCCAGGTGGTGGCGGTCGTCGGGCGGGTGCACGCCAACACGGGCACAGTCATCGTTCTCCCCGGCCCTGCACTGCCCCGGGCGGCCTTCACCGGGGCCTATGGCGACCTCTCGGGCCGGCCTGAGGAGATCAGCCAGGCAGAGGCAGAGGCAGGCTCGGAGACGGCGTTTCGGCTGTGGTCCGCGACGCGGTGGCGGCAGGCGGTGGCGGCGTGGTGGGGCTCAATCACGGGCGCAACCGGGCGATCTCTGGCGGCGGCTGCCACGGCGGCGGATGCTCGATCAACCATCGGCGCCGAGCAATCTGGGGCGGCATCCAGCGCCATCACGGCTCACCTGCTGGCGGCCAGCCACCACGCCCCCGCCACCCTGGCCGCCAACTTGGAAACGGTCCTCTCCCTGACCGGCCAGGAGCTGGCAGCCGTCTCCCCTGGCGCGGGCCTGACGCGGCTGCTCTGGTGGAATCCTGCTACGAGTCGGCTTGAGTTCCTGATACCGGGCACAGGCCTGTCCATCACCTCTGGACAGCTCAACGCGGCGGGCGGGTCGCCTGGCGGGTCATCCGGCCAGCTGCAGTGGAATCTCAATGGAGGATTTTCAGGGCTATCGACAAGCAGTATTGACGGTAGCGGAAATATTACATTGTCTGGAAGATTTACATCTTCTCAAAATAGCGCCGCAAGTGCTCCCGCTATTCAAACCACTGGCACGTGGTTTAGCGGTGGAACGGGCACTACCACCCAGCCACATGTACTGATTCAGCACTCCGCCGCCACCACTAACACGGCTTGGGCCACGACTGGTACTGGGCTTGCAATTTACGGTTCGATCATAAACCAGCGATTGATAGACGCTGGTGCAAATGGATCAAGCTTTTTTAGATTATATGGAAATGTTATCGAAATAGGCCCTAC